TCTACAATGTTTAGAGCATATCAGACAGAAGATGGAACTTCAACTGGATTAGGATATAGAACAGGTGATGATCTAGCCCAAGGAACTGGTTTTCAAACTCTTGTAGTTGAAGGCGGCAATGATAATGATGCTAATAGCGTTGGTATTTTACATCTTTTTGATCCTAGTTCTACAACATTTGTAAAACATTTTATTTTTAGAGGTAATACAGATCAATCAGGTGACACATCTAGAGAAACCTATGTTTCTGGGTATGGAAACACAACATCTGCGGTTGATGCCATACAATTTAAAATGAGTACAGGAAACATGGATGCTGGGGATATTTGCCTTTACGGCATAGCTTAACAATAATAAATAGGAGAAACAATAATGCCAAGATACAAAAATGTAAATGGAGTAAGAATCCAATTTACGGCAGCAGAAGAAACTGCAAGAGACGCTGAAGAAGCGGCTTGGGCAGATGGTGCTGTAGCAAGAGCACAGGCTAGCCTAAGAGAAAAAAGAAATAGACTCTTAGCTGAAACAGATTACTTCGCTTTATCTGATGTAACTATGTCTAGCGACATGACAACATATAGACAAAATCTTAGAGATTTACCTGCTGGTAAAGACACTGTCGATAAATGTAATAACGCTACATTTCCAACAAAGCCATAGTAAATAATGGCTAAACGCAGGTCCCTCATAGGCGTAAGCAATTTTATAAAACAAACAAAGAAAAAACGTCCTGGGAGAATAAGAAAAAAATGGGGACCAAAAAGAAAAAAATTAAAAAAATATAGAGGACAAGGAAGATAACAATTATGGCAACAACAAATCCAACATTACCAACAGGTGCGGTTAAGCCTACATCGGCTAACCAAACTACATCTAGCAAAGCGACTTCATTAATTGAATCGCTAGTTAGTTCTCCTACATTACCTACAGGTACAACAATATCACCACAATTACAAAATGTAGCTACTAATGAATTAGTGACTACACCTGGGGTAGCTGGAACTGTTACAGCCGCAACACCTACGGGACCAACGGCACCTACAGTAACAGGAACTACTCCAAGTGCAACACAAGCAGTTACAGCTCCTACTATGCCAAATTATGCAAGGAACAGTATCAACTCCTGCAGTAGCTCAAACAGGTGCTATTACATCTGATGCTACAGTTAAAGGTCAATTAGAAAGTTTACAAAATGAAGTATCAACAGCTTTAGCTTCTGGTGACCCAATGCCAGTATGGGCAAGGGGTGCAGCAAAAGCAACTGAAGCAGCTATGGCAGCTAGAGGTATGAGCCAAAGTTCAATGGCAGCTGAAGCATTAGCTGAGGGTATTATGAACTCTGCTATTCCAATTGCTACAGCAGACGCAGCTACATATAAGCAAATGATATTTCAAAACTTATCCAATAATCAGCAAGCAGCTATTACAAATGCTCAAGCTTATTTACAAATGGATATGGCAAACCTATCCAATAATCAACAAACAAGTTTAGCTAATTTACAAACAAGGCAATCATTTTTACTATCTGACCAAGCCGCTGCAAATGCTGCTTATCAATTTAATGCAACAAGTCAGAATCAAGTTAACGAATTTTACGATAAATTAAGTTCATCTATTGGTGAACAAAATGCTGCAAGAGCTGATGCTATGAGTCAGTATGCAACAAGCGAAGCAAATAAAATTAAAGCTATTAATGCACAGAATGCAGTAGCGGTTGATGAAGCAAATGCAGCAAGAGAATCTGCGATTAATCAATTTAATGCTACAGTAGAAAATCAAAGACAACAATTTAATGTTAATAACCAAAGAGAGATAGATCAATCTAATGCAGTTTGGAGACGTGGAATTAATACAGCTAATACAGCTGCAACTAATGCTACTAACCAAGCTAATGCACAAAACTTATTAAACTTATCTAACTGGGGTATATCAGCAGCATGGCAACAATGGAGAGATGAAGCTTCATGGGTTAATACTGCAGCTGAGAATGATCAAAATAGAAATCATAATTTAGCAATGGCAGCTCTTGAAAGATCTACAGCAGTAGACCTACAAGATCAAGCTTCTAAAGATTCTATGTATCAAATGATAGGTAAGTTTGGATTTGATTTTTTATCTAGCGTAACAAAGAAACCGTAAGGAGAATATAAATGGGATTTAGTTTAGGTGGAATAGGAAATGCAATAGGAAGTGTATTTAAAGGTGCAACTTCTGCAGCAAAAACATGGGGTAAAGATATTGTAATGAAAAAAGCAGATCCAACAGGTGGTTGGTTAAGTACTGCTTTTAAATTAGGAAGTAGTTTAATGGAAAAGAAAGCTGGAGGATCTGGAGAATGGGCACCCACCGATACTAGTGCAGGGATAACTAGTCCTAAAACTGGGGAATACTCAATGGGATTTAAAAAAGCAGGATCGGGAGAAGCACCTAATGTTAGAATGAAAACTGTAGATGCAGATACTTTAAATCAAGAATGGGAATACAGACTTGAAAAAGGATTAAGAAAGAAAAATTTATATGGATAAGAGGTAAACAATGGATCAATTAAAAGAAGCACAAAATAACCCTTTTGACGCACCAGTACCTGGTCAGTCTATGACTGATAAACCAGGGAATGCTGCATGGGAACACCCACCACAATATACAAATACAGCTGAAGCAGCTGATTTTGTATGGGATCAATTATCAACTCCTGAATTTGCAGAACAAGTAATTGCAATGTTAGATGCAGGAATACCTGTAGAAGCAATAGCAAGAGTTATTTTATTTGGGGGATTTACCAATGGTAAGTGGACACCTGATGTTGCTTTTATAATAGCAGAACCTGTAATGAAAATGATTGTTGCTGTGGGTATGCAAGGTGGGGTTAAAAAATTTAGAATATCTATGAATGATATGACAAACAATAATGAATTAAAATCTATTATGGATATTAAAAAGAATAGTGAAGCTTTTAACAAAGCTGCTCAAAATATAACTAAAGAATTACCTAAACCTAAACAAAAAGGTTTAATGGCAGCACCACAACCAGAGCAGGAGGAGACAATATAATGGCAAAAATTGATTTTGGAAGAATGGCAAGAGGTGTTGCAACAGGATACCTTAGTGCAAAGATAGCAAACACAGAAGCTAATGATAAAATGAATGGTGAAATACAGAAAGCGGCAGG